AGGTGGAGATCTACCACCCGAAGCCATAGCTGATGGGGCTGTTATGAATGGCGCTCCTATTGGCGAAGTCAATGTTCCCGGTGGTGGTGGGCCAACAGATGATGGTGTACCCACTGAATTACCTGAAGGCACATTTGTTCTTAACGCTGCTGCTGTTGAATATCATGGTACAAAACACATCAATGATTTAATCAAAAGATCAATTCGTAATTTAGTAAAAAAAGGCGTACAAATTACGGGTGAAGACATTAATCCAGATGATGATGTTCCGGTGGCAATATCCAATGGTGAATATATTATTCCACCAGAAGTTGCAAGAGATGTTGGTATAAAGAAACTTGAAGACATGAACGAGCGTGGTCTTGAGTATCGTAAAAAAGTAGAAGAAACAGAAAAACAAAAAGCAGCAGAACAAGAACAAGCCATGCAAAGTTTTATGGGTCAACCCATGCCCGAGGAAGCCGCTCAAGCCCCCATACAATCTGAAACACAAATGCCAATGAAAGACGGTGATGAAGTAGAAGCAACACCACCTGATGAAGCAGAGCCAGAAGCTCCAGAATTAACTGAAACAGAACGTAAAATTCTTCAGTTTGAAAAGATGAAGCAAGAATATTTTGAAAAAAAAGCAAGAGAAGAACGGGAGATGCGTTTACTTGAAAGGGCTGAAGAACAAATACAAAAAGACATAGAAAAGGGTGTTACTCGTGATAATCCCTCACTAGGAGGATACGGACATCCCGGCGGTGGAGGCTCAACTATTCTACGCATGGATATTGCTGAAGGTGGCCGAGTACCTATGAAAGATGGTGGTTTCTTTACAAATCTTGCACAAGGATTTATGAATTTATTCACGCAAGATCCTAGAGATTTTGAAACTGCTCCAGAAGCCGCAGATGCCTTGATGCGTGGAGAACAAATGCCTCCAGAAACACCAGAGCCTATTCCCGGTGGTGGTTCAATATATGATGAAATACAACGCCGACGAGAAAGTGCTGGCGATCCCGCTGAACCACAACAGATGGCACAAAGCGACTCTTTTGTACCAATGTATCCTTCAATGCCAAAAGACGGAATACCTGATCCACATACAGGTAAAACAACAAGACCTGCTCCTTGGCTTCCAAAAACAGCACAATCTGGTGGAACCATTGAACGAGATCCTCAAGCTACCTTTTTATTGCCCCAATCTGCTAGACAAGTACAAGGATTACCCGTAGGTGCAAATACTTATCCAACAAGTCCACAAGAACCTTTTATTGGTACACCAATTACAGGCTCGGTTCTTGCAAATCTTCCTAATGCTGCTCCTACTCCTATTGCTATGCAGCCACAGCAAGGATTTGTACAGCCACCCTCTCAAAAAAAAAGTTTTGAACCCGATAGGTTAAGTTTTGCTGCTGGTGGAGTTACTTTTACTCCTGAATTTTGGTTAGAACATTATAATAAAACTACTGATCCGGCAAAAATACCTTTACGGTTAGACCATGCTAGAAAAAGCCTAAAAGAAAAAGTACCTGTGCCTGAAGAAGCAGTAGAAGCTATGAATATTGCAAGTAAAGTATTTGTAGGTGATAAAGGCTTTACAACAGAAGATATAGTGGATATTTTAACAAAAACAGGTGCTATAGAATCTAAATATCTAACAAAAAAACAATATGACGGTGGGCCAGCAAGATCATATTGGCAAGTAGAACCAACAACAGCAAAAGATTTATTAGTTAATTCATCTGCTTTATTTGGAAAGAATTTTGAAAAAGAATTTTCTAAACAATATGGAAAAAATGCTGCTAAAAATTTATCAGAATTATCTGTAGATGAATTATCTAATATAATAGAAAATGATTCTAATCTAGGTGCAACTTTTGCAATGGCAACCTATGTTAGATCAAAATAGAATTTGACGGCCACCTAGACTCCTCGTCTGGCCCCGTCACAAATACCAACAGTAGCTACCCACGACATCGTGGCCCTGCATGGAGGTGAATAAATGACTGATACAACAAATCAACAAACAGAGGAAAATAACGAGCCTACCCTACAACCATATGTAGGCAAAGACAGAGTTTTTGACAGTGATGAACAAATAGAAACTTCAGCAGACCTCTTACGCAAAAAGATTACTCCAGCTGAAGACGAATTACCGGAGAAAACTACTGGCAGTAAGCCAGAACACAACTATAAAAAACGCTACGACGATTTGAAGTCACACTATGACAACAAACTATCGGAGTGGCGGCGTGAAAAAGAAGAACTACTTACAAAGTTCCAATCGGGCAAAAAATCTAATTTAAAAATGCCCAAAACGGCAGAGGAACTCGAAAAATTCAAAGCTGAGTATCCTGATGTTTTTGCAGTTGTGGAGACTGTCGCAAGTATGCAAGCAGATTCTCGAGTACAGGATGTGGAAGAACATATCAATATCCTGCGCGAAAGAGAATTTGAACTTGAGAGACAAAATGCACAGCGAGAACTTTTAAGCTATCATTCAGATTTTCTCGATATAAAAGATACCGAAGATTTTACTGAATGGCTAAAGGATCAACCTGATAATATCTCTCAAGGCGTTACAAAAAATGCTACAGATGTGAAGTGGGCCGCACGTACAATTGACCTCTATAAAGCTGATAAAGGTATTGGTAAAAGTAAGACTAAATCTAAAAAACCTTCGGATGCTGCGAAGGCTGTAAAAACTACTACAGCTTCTCAAGACATCACAGATAAAAACGAAGGCAAAAAGATTTGGACTTCGGAAGAGATCACCCAACTCAAGCCTCATCAATATGATAGATTAGAAAAAGAAATTGATCAGGCTCGTCGGGATGGTCGAATACGTTAAGACTTTAACTTTTAACTTTAAGGAGAAAGGTTATGGCTGTAGGTAGAGCTGCTGGATATGACAATCTAGTTAATGATGCGTTTATGCCAGCAATTTATAGCCAAAAAGTTCTTAAATACTTCCGCAGGTCTTCGGTTGTAGAAGCAATTACAAACACCGACTATGCTGGAGAGATTGAGAACTTTGGCGATACCGTGAAGATAATCAAAGAGCCGTCGATAACGGTTTCAGCTTATACTCGCGGTTCAACAGTAAATGCCCAAGATCTAACAGACACAGAGATTACTCTGGTTGTTGATCAAGGCAATTACTTCGCTTTTAAAGTTGATGACATCGAAGAGAGACAGAGCCACCTTAATTGGGAAGCTCTTGCCACATCTTCCGGTGCTTATGCACTTAAAAAGCAATATGACTACAACGTGCTATCAAACATTAACTCAAATGCGTCAACTGATACGACTAATTTGGGTGCTGCTAGTTCTGCTATTTCATGCAATACTGGTGACGAATGTGCAAATCTTGTTAGTACGGCTGCTCGTCTTCTCGACGAGGCAGATGTTCCCGAAGATGGTCGTTGGTGCGTGGCTCCGCCACAATTCTACGAAATTCTTCGTCAGGCAGATGCCAAGTTGATGGATGCAAGTGTAACTGGTGAGAGTATGTCCGCCCTAATGAACGGTGCTGTAACTGCACGTAAAGTTCATGGATTTACCCTTTATCAGTCAAATGCAATTGCAGTTGGTTCCACTGGTTCTGATTCAACAGCGACCTTTGGCCCATCTTCAACGAGTGGTGAGACTAATGTTCTTTTCGGTCACATGAGCGCAGTAGCAACTGCTTCTCATATCGCAAAGACAGAGGTTGTTCGTGATCCCAATAGCTTTGCAGACATTGTACGTGGTCTACACGTCTTTGGACGCAAAGTACTTCGTCCATCTGGTTCAGGTTTCATCGGAGTTTACTCTGCTGTTCCTGATCTCAACACTTAAAGGGGGGCTTATATAATGGCTACTTATAATGCAACTCATAGTGGTGGTGGTACAGTGGGACATCCTTCGGCTAATGCGAAGGCTTATGTTGTAACATCACCAGTATATGATGCTGTTGATAATACCGACTTGGAACAGGGCGATATCGTCCAGTTGATTGATTTACCAGCAGATACACTAATTGTTGGTGGAGCAATTGAAAATCTTGAGGCTTCCGGTAATGGTCAAATTACTTTTGATGTAGGTATTACTGGTGGAGATGTTGATGTATGTATTGATGGTGCCGCTTCAAATGGTACTACTTCTATCAACTTCTTCGGCGCTCAAGGTACTGATTCTGCATTGGTAACATCAGCTGATACACTAGATCTTCTAGTGATTGATGGTGGTTCAAGTAAAACTACGGCATGGCGTTTCCGCGCTCATGTTGTTTTGGTTGACATTTCTAAGAACCCTGTTGAAAAAGCTACAGTTTCAACTGGTACTTAGTATTATATTAAGGTTTCGAGGGGTTCCTTAAAAACCCCTCACCTCATTGCTGAGTTCAACTTAAAGAGGTTACATATGTATTTTATTAAACTTCTCGATGGAGAAGATATTAAGTTTTGTACAGAAGGAATGCAGGGGCTACACTATCAAGATGGTAGTTTTACACAGCCTTTAAACAAACAGTATAAAGTTAAAAAAAACCAACAAACAACCTCTGTACCAGAAAGTGTAAGAAAATATTTAATTGATATTTTTTATAATCACGCTTACATTGATTCGGTGTATTGTCCTACCAGAGTATCGGTAAATTTTTATAATAAATATCAAAAAGGTGACTACTACAATACCCACGTAGACGAATTTAAAGCTACACCAAAATCTAACAATGTGTATTTTGACTACGGTTTTTCTATTAATCTAAACGATAAATACGAGGGTGGCAGTTTTTTACTTGAAACAGAAGTAGGTCCAGTAGCACGTAGACTAGAAGCAGGTGAGGCAGCAGTATTTCCAATCATTTATCCTCACGGTGTTAGTAAAGTTACAAAAGGAACACGAGAAAATATTTTAGGTTGGTTTTCTACTAATGTGTCTTATGAACAGGCTTTTATATTAAAAAATTTATACGACGTAAATATACACCTTAGAACCAAAGACACAGAAATATTTGTAAAATCCACGCTGGTTCAGACTTATCTAAAGAAAGCGTGGGGTAAGTAGATGTTCTATAAATTATTAACAGATGACGATGTAGCACTTTGTAAAAAATATCAAGTCACGAATCAGTTTGTTAGCGGTAAAAACACACAAAAACTCAGTAAATTCTACGATATTAAACAGAATAAAGAAACTAGAGTTTGTGAAATTGTAGATACACGAATTTCAGAGATTTTTACCCAAAGTCCTTTTACTAAATCGGTTTACTGCCCACTAGAAGTAAGAACACAAATATATAACCGATATACCGTTGGTGATTTTTACGATTTTCATATAGATCCTTTTAGATCGTCTAGTGATCATATGCGCTACAATTACGGATTTTCTATTTGTTTAAGTAGTGAGTACGAGGGTGGAGAATTTGTAGTACGAAGTGATGTTGGAGAGTTTGGTCATAAACTACAAGCAGGCGAAGTAGTAATTTTTCCAGTAATCTATCCCCATAAAGTTACCCCAATTACATCAGGTATTAGAGAGTGTCTTGTAGGCTGGTTTTCATCTAGTATTTCATATGAGCAGTCTTATATCCTAAGAAATGTACAAGAAGTAGCACGTATACATACAACATTAGTGGACAATGATCCTAGTGAACTAAACAAAGAGCTACTAATAAAAACCGCACTTATTCAAAATTATTTAACAACTGAGTGGGGTTTTTAGAATGGTAAATGAACTAGATAAACGAAAACAAATTCATAGTAATATATTTAAACCTGTTGCTGATACAGAAGTTTTAGTACCCTTTGGTCCTGTTATTGCTTATAAAAAATTATCAGATGAATTTGTGAAGCAACTAAATTCTCATGTTGATGACGATCTTCCAGATCATTCTGATTATCTAGTAGGAAAAGTAACCCAAGAAACTCGATTCACAGAAAACATAAGTAAAATTTTTACAAATGAATTAGGTGGTTTTGTTTTTGAATACTATAAATTTTGTTATGAACGTGCAAGGATGCTTCCTGAGTCCTTACCAAGAGATGTAGACTATAGTTTACAAATAATTAATGGGTGGTTTGTTCGACAATATGAAAATGAATATAATCCCATGCACATACACACAAACTGTTCAATGTCATGTGTTGGTTACTTAGCACTACCAGAAAAGTTTGAAGAGGAGTGTGAAAAAGATTATAAAGATCATCACCCTTCACATGGACATATACAGTTTAGTAACGGTTCACCAAACTGGCTAGAAAGTTCAGGATTTGTTGCTAAACCAAGAGTAGGAGATTTTTATTTATTTCCTGCAAGACTTTTACATACTGTCTATCCATTTTATTGTGAAGGTGAGCGCAGATCATTTAGTGTAAATATGGAAGTATCTCAAATATCAGTGCCAGAATAGGGAGATAAATATGGCAAAAGGAAAAAAAGACAAAAAAGGTAAAAAACGTGTGGGCTATTCTAAGGGTGCTAAAGTAGAACGTGCCATAAAAGATCCCAGAGATGGCTACGGTTACAATCGTGCCTATTATGGTAATCAACGCCGACCAAAAACATTGTAATGCCTTTAAAACGTGGACGCAGCAAGAAAGTCATTAGTGAAAATATTTCTAAACTAAGACACGAAGGTAAACCACAGAATCAAGCAATGGCGATTGCATTTGCAAAAGCAAAAAAAGTTAAATCTCAAAGAACCAACTCTCGCAGCCGTAAAACATAGGAACCATCATGGCACTATCTTATCTGAATTTTACTAATAGAGTTCTACAAGATCTCAATGAAACTACATTGACTGCTCTTTCTAGTTCTCGTGGTGTTCAAACAGTTGCAAAAAATAGTGTTAATCGAGCCATCAATGACATAGCTAATGCTGAAATTGAGTGGCCTTTTTTGCATTCAGATAAAGAACAAGACACCTATGCAAGTGTGGCAGAATATGATCTCCCAAGTGATCACACTTATGTAGATTTTGATAGTTTTATGATTTTTCCACAAAATCTTGTTACAAATGGTGACTTTGCTAGTAATGTTAATAATTGGACAGATGGTTCTTCTGGCACAGGTGCAATAGCTTATAATAGCACAGGTCCACAACCTCCCGCTTCTCGTACTGGTGTGATGAGGCTTACGGCAGGTGGTGATGGTAATGCTATCGCTTATCAAGCACTAACTACAACAAAAAATAAACAATACCGCGCTTCCTTTGGTGCTACATATCCTTCCGGCGGTGACCTAACCTTTAAAATAGGAACATCAGCTGATGGATCACAAATATCAAGTAATACTGTTTCTATTGATGATCTTGGTGAATTTAAGTACGTAGATTATACTTTCTCGGCAACAGGCACAACCACATATATTACATTCAGTCAATTAGTTGATACACAAGTCGATGTTGATAATGTAGTAGTTACCGAAGATTTTTCTCCAAAGAAACTAAAATATATATCCTACGATGAATATCAGGAAATTCTAAAAGAACGAGATCGTCGAAATGCTATTAGTAGACTAGGAGAACCCGATTATGTTTATCGAACTCAAGATGAAAAATTTGGTTTATCTCCAGTGCCAAATAAAAGCACATATACTGTAGGATATGAATATTGGAAAACAACTACTGTTCTTTCGTCTGATACTGATACATCAGACATTCCCGCTCGATACGAACACGCTGTTATAGCACGAGCTAGATATTATGTGTCAATATTGCGCTCCGATTTAGAGACTGCACAAGCGTCATTATCAGAATATAATGATATTATTCGTCGTATGCGAATCGAATTAGTAAATAAAAAAGAATACTTTAGAGCAGTTTAATGGTTGGTCGTTTTAGAAATGCAGCAGCAGCACTAGCAGATACAAACTTAACAGCAGTATATACTGTACCAACTAATTTCACAGCAATTGTAAAAGAAATTTTTTTAACAAATGTCGATGGAACTAGCGCCGTAGACGCAACATTAAAATACACCGATACATCAGGAAGTGCCACCTACGCCCTTCTTAGTACAAAAAGTATAGCTGCTGATAGTTATTTACGCCTAGAGAATGCTAATATTGTTCTTGAAGAGGGCGATATCTTAAAGGCACAAGCAGGTGCTGGCAACGATTTAACTGTTAGTGTTTTTGTTGAAGAACTGTATAAACCACAAGGATAAAAATGCCTGATTTTTCAGAAATGTCACCAGTTACCGTTCCGTTGGGTGGTGGGTTAATTCTTGATAGAGATGACTTTTCCTTACCTCCGGGTGCTGCTGTTAAATTACAAAACTTTGAGCCTAGTATTCAAGGTGGGTATCGTCGATTAAGTGGCTCTTCAAAATGGAACAGTAATCAGGTAAATGGCAGTAATAAGATACTTGGCCTAAAAATATTTAATAATGGTGTTGTTGCAGCCGCAGGAAATATAGTTACATTTGCAACATCAGGTAGTAGTTACGCTACAATAGGAACACGAACATCTGCTGGTAGATATAAGTTTGATATATTTAATTTTAATAACACTGAAAAACTTATAATGGTGGACGACGTTAATCAAGCAGCAACATATGATGGAAGTACTTACACATTAATTAATACTACAGGCGCACCAGCAGATCCAGCATCTGTTGCAGTTTTTAAAGATCATATCTTTTTTGGTGGAATGTCTAGTAATCCTCAAGAAATAGTGTTTAGCGCCCCGTTTGCTGAAACCGATTTTACAGCAGCCAATGGATCAGGATCAATTAGAGTTGATACTAGTGTTGTAGAATTAAAAGTCTTTCGTGATGGTTTATTTATTTTTGGTATTGATAAAATCTATAAACTTGTGGGTACTAGTATAGTCGATTGGCAAGTTATACCAGTAACACGAACATTGGGTTGTGCAGATGGCTTTTCGGTTCAAGAACTTGGTGGTGACTTACTGTTTTTATCCCTCGATGGTTTAAGAACCATTGCTGGTACTGAAAGAATTGGTGACATTGAGCTAGGAACTATATCAAAGCCAATTCAACCAAGAATTGAAGAAGTTATTGCAAGTGGAGACAGACGTTCTTCTGTTATTATTAGAGGAAAAAGCCAGTATAGATTATTTTATCCCGCTGATGCTGATTCAATAGGAAATAGTAGAGCAGTTCTAGCAACACTAAAAAGGACTCCGCAAGGTGGTATAGGATTTGAGTTTGCTGATATTAAAGGAATGAAGCCTTCAGCAATGGATTCAGATTTTATTAGTGGTACTGAACGAGTTCTTGAGGGTGGATACGATGGTTATGTACGGCTACAAGAAAGTACAACCGATACCTTTGATGGTGATAATGTAGTAGCTATCTACCGTTCACCAGACCTATCTCTTGGTGATTCTGGCCTAAGAAAACTTATGCAAAGAGTCATTGTAAACTATGCGGTTGAGGGTACTATAGATGCAGATATGCGGGTTAGATTTGATGGTGATTCTCAGGATGTTCCTCAACCAGATGCTTTTGATCTTTCCTCTCCCGGTGGAATAGCTATATATGGTGGATCAACATCAACATATGCTTCTGCTGTTTATGGCTCTAGTGGAGCACCAGTACACAGACAATCGATTGAGGGATCTGGATTTTTAGTAGCAGTTAAAGTTGACCATGATAGTGCTGAAAGTCCCTTTACCTTATTTTCGTATCAATTAGAATTTACCCCCGGAGGACGTAGATAATGGGTGCAACGTATACAAGACAAAGCAGTACAGAAATAGTTGATGGCGAAGTCATTAATGCTGCTGACTTTAATAATGAATTTGCTCAACTAGTTTCCGCATTTGCTGCTAGTACAGGTCATTCACATGATGGTACGACAGCTGAAGGGGGGCCAGTAACAAAGTTACTAGGAACATCAATTACTATTGGTGACGCATCAGCAGGTACAGACATAACAGTAACCTTCGACGGTGAATCGGCTGACGGTGTTCTTACTTGGATGGAAGACGAAGACCAATTTAAGTTCTCCGACGATGTAATGATTATTGATAATGAGGCATTAATCTTAGGAACAGATTCAAATATAACTATAAAGTATGATGAAGCAACCAATGACGCATTAGAAATTGCTGCAAATGTAGAGGGCGCACCACTAGCTATTGTTCTCAAGGCAGACGAAGGCGACGATGCGGGTGATGAATGGAAACTTAATGTAGCAGATGGGGGAACTATTACATTAGGCAATGATATAAATTCTGCTGGTACATATGTAACCCATTTAACAGTTACGCCTAATGCTACTGTTGCCAATTCTACCATAGCTGCTGCTGGTAATTTAACTGTAGGAAATGATCTTACAATTACCGACGATGTTGTATTAGACTCAGACCAAGCTGTTCTTAAATTTGGCGATGATCAAGAAATAACTGTTACGCACGTAGCTGACACGGGATTAAGGCTAAAGCATACAGCAACGGGTGATGATAAACCTGTAGTTTTAACCTTACAAACTGGTGAAGAAGATATTGCCTTAAATGATGTTATTGGACGTATTGATTTTCAGGCTCCTGATGAAACAACTGGTACAGATGCTATACTTGTAGCCGCTGGAATAGCTGCGGTTTCAGAAGGTGACTTTAGCTCATCTAATAATGCAACTAAACTGAGTTTTAGAACTGCGGCCTCAGAAACTGCAACGGAAAAGATGTCACTAAGTTCAGCGGGTAATTTAACAATATCCGGCGACCTAACAATTTCTGGTGATGACCTTACTATGGGTACAAATACATCAGGAGCGGCTCTTATTGGTGATGGAACAAATTTCAACCCTGTAGCTATATCGGGCGATATTACTATTGGTTCTACAGGAACAGCGGCCATAGGTTCAGGTGTTATTGTGAATGCTGATATTTCTAGCACAGCAGCTATTGACCCTGATAAGTTTGACTTAACTGCTGCTGCTGATGGTACAGGTATAACAATCGCTGCTGGTGATTTATTCTTAGTTGCTGATGCAGATGATAGTAATACTGTTAAAAAGGTTAATGCTTCTCAGATTAATACTTATACAAGTGCTGTGGCAAGTTCTATAGCTGCTGATAACATTACTACTGGTGATGCTGCTACAACTATTGAAACATCTAGTGGCTCTGTTACTATTGATTCTAACGCAAGTACACTAACACTTGATGGTCATACTGGTATAACTCTACAAAATAATAGTAATGATATTACTGTAGATTCCGCCGCAGATATTAATTTAGATGCTGCTGGAAACGATGTAATATTAAAAGCAGGTGGAACGACATTCGGTAGCTTAACACAATCTGGTGGTGAACTTGTAATAAAATCAGGAAGCACACCAACAGCAGCAGCAACATTTGCTGGAGATGATGTTAATTTTGCAGATAATGTTCAGCTAGATTCAGATTCAGCTGAATTATTGTTTGGTGATGACGGTGAAATAAAACTTATTCATAATGCAGATAAAGGTCTTCTTCTTAAACATACAGCTACTGGCGATAACACTCCAGTATCTTTAACATTACAAACAGGTGAGCAGGCTTTAACTGTTGGAGAGCCTTTAGGAACAATTAACTTTCAAGCTCCTGATGAGTCGGGAGGTACAGACGCTATTCTAATTGCTGCGGCAATAGAGGCTGTAGCAGAAGGCACGTTTGCAGCAGACAACAACGCCACAAAATTAGTATTTAAAACAGGAGCCAGTGAAGCAGCCGCACAGAAGATGGCTATTTCTTCTGTTGGTAATGTTACGATGAAAAACACTGCTACAACTGATGATACACCGATGGTGTTGACACTACAATCTGGTGAAACTGATATTGCTCTTAATGATGTAATTGGTCAAATAGACTTCCAAGCACCCGATGAAACACAAGGAACAGACGCTATATTAGTGGCAGCAGGAATTGCAGCCATATCCGAAGGTGATTTTAGTTCCTCTAATAATGCAACCAAGTTATCTTTTAAGACTGGAGCAAGTGAAGCTGCATCAGAAAAAATGTCTTTAAGTTCAGCAGGTTTACTTACTATTGCAGATGACTTAATGATTAAAGACGGTGGCACCATTGGTGTTGCTTCGGTGAATGACGCAGTAACAATCGCCTCTACAGGTATAGTAACATTTAAAGACGATGTTATTATTAAAGACGGGGGAACTATTGGTACTGGTACAACACCCGCTGCAATGACTGTTGCTGCTGGTGGAGCGGTTACTTTCTCTGCTGTACCTCTGTTTCCTAATGATACAGTTGAAACTGCTGATATTCAAGACAACGCTGTTACCCTTGCAAAAATGGCTGGCCTTGCAAGAGGTAAAATTATATACGGCGATGCGAGTGGTGATCCTGCTGCACTTGCAGTTGGTGATGCCGACCAAGTATTAACTACTGATGGAACAGATATATCGTGGGCAGCTGCATCTGGTGGTATTTCAGAAGCATCAGCCATTGGCCTTATAATTGCTTTAGGATAATAGGAGAAATCTAGCATGGCAAATACTTTTAAACAAATTTCAAAGGCTGGTGTGACAAGCTCAGACGTTATATATACTGTAGCTGGCTCTACTACTACAGTAGTCCTCGGTCTTATAATTGGAAATACGCAGAGTTCAGCGATTACAGTAACGCTGACTATTAGCACTGATACTTCAAATCGAAGTGGTGCAAATAACGAAGATAACCAGCCTGTCGAGCTTCTGACGGCCACTAGTATACCAGCAAATAGTTCTCTGGAGTTACTAGCTGGAAACAAAATAGTTCTTGAGACAACGGATGTGATCAATCTAACTGCTTCAGCCGCAGCAGACATTTCAATTTCTGTAATGGAGATAACATAATGCCGTATCTAGGCTCTAGCCCAAGCACAACCCCTCCAGCGCAACCCTCACAAGGTGCTCTTGAGGCAGAAACTGATGAGGATAGCTACGTTACACCAGACCTGATCAGATTTAGTCCGGGTGTTGCGAAAGCATGGATAAATTTTACTGGCACTGGAACGCCATCGGTAAATGCTAGTTACAATGTATCTAGCCTTACTGACAATGCAACTGGAGATTTTACAGTAAATTTCGATGACGACTTCTCTGGAGCAAATAATTATACAGCTTCAGGATTTGCTTATAATGGAGCTGGCACAAGTGAAGTTATGGCCCCAACAGTCACAACTTCAGAAGCGGCTCCAGCAGCAGGGGCATTTAGATTTGCTTGCGTCTTTGTTGGTGGCGAATCAAATTCGGATCGGGAAAAAATCGCCCTTGCTTTTCACGGAGACCAATAATGACAAAAAAACGCATATGTTACACTGACTCAGATGGCACCGTCTCTGTTATCGTTCCTGCGCCAGCATTTATGGCAAAGTTTGGAAGCGAAGCTGATGGACTAGCCGCAGTTCGTGCCAAATCCCTTCCTGCGGAAGCTACTAATGTTGTTGAGTTAGATGATTCAGATATTCCCTTTCGTGGTGGATTACGTAATGCTTGGAGACAAAGTGGTGCAGCAGCACCAACAGTTGACATGACTGTTGCTCGTGCCATTAAGACTGATTCAATTAGGCCAGAACGTAATGCTCGTCTAGCTGCGCTTGATATTGAGTATCAACGTGCTGACGAGGCATCAGATAATGATGAAAAAGGGAAAATAAAAACCACTAAACAAGAACTTCGAGATTTACCAGCATCAATACAATCTACGCTTAATGGTATAAGTTCGCCCGAAGATTTAGATGCATATGAACCAACATGGCCTACTAAGTCATAGAAGATAAACTAGGAGTAAATAATGCCATATTTAGGATATGACCCCACACAAACACTTGCCTCATCGCAAGTTTTCACAAGCACAGGTACATGGACCAAACCTACGGGCATACGCACAGTCTGCGTCTACGTTCAAGGAGGTGGCGGTGGCGGCGGTGGCTGCAACACTGCGACTGGTAATATTGCGGCTGGAGGTGGCGGTGCGGGAGGACTTGCTATTGAGGTGATTGACGTAACTGGGACAGCGAGCGAAACCGTAACGATTGGTGCTGGAGGCGCTGCTGGTGCGGCTGGTCATAATGCTGGTTCTACCGGAGGTACATCCAGTTTTGGTTCTTTCTGTTCAGCAACTGGCGGCTCAGGAGGAGCTGGAGCCAATGGACAGGGCAGTATGCGAGGCGGTGCTGGAGGAGCAGGTAGTGGTGGTGACCTCAACCTAGAAGGCCAACCCGGAGAAATGACAACGGCAGGCAATGTGAACAAGCCTTCCGGCATGGGTGGTTCCATGTGGGGTGGTGGAGGCATATCACGACAAGCTAACGAAGCTGGGGTGGCAGGGACTAATGGTGGAGGTGGCTCGGGTGCCGCAGACGAGGCGACGTCAGCTAGAGCTGGCGCAGCAGGTGGAGATGGATTCTGCATAGTGATGGAGTACGCATAATGAAAGCCTTAATTCACGGCACTAGAGTTTGCCAAATCGAAGAAGATGCTGATATTCATCCCGTACACTCTGGTCTGCAATGGGTCGATTGTGACTCATCAATAAAGGTTGACCACCATACATACGTGGACGGAAGTTTTGTTGCACCAACCATTAGCAATGATGAACACTTGGCAGCTTTACGAAGAGAAAGAACTCTTCGGTTACAAAGTAGTGATTGGACGCAGGCAGGCGATTCACAGTTAAGCAATAAAGCAGCTTGGGCTACATATAGGCAATCTCTACGTGATTTACCAGCAAACACAGCAGACCCTTCAGATGTAACGTGGCCTGATGAGCCATCCTAAATATAATGGTAGCAAAAAAATTTCAGAATCCTAAGGGTGGCTTAAATGAGGCTGGACGAAAACACTTTAAAAGAACAGAAGGAAGCAATCTTAAACGACCTTTAAAAACTGGTACAAGCCCGAGAAGAGTTTCCTTTGCTTGTCGCTTTGCTGGAATGAAAGGACCAATGAAAGATTCCAAGGGGCGTCCTACAAGAAAGGCTCTTGCTTTAAAAGCATGGGGATTTGGATCAGTAGAAGCTGCTAGTAATTTCTGTCAACGGCATAAAAAAACATGATACCAGAATCTTTATTTAAACGAGTTGCATACGGAATATTTCTCCTAGTTTGTGTGATATTGTCAGTTTTCATTTTATGGTTGGCATCAATATCATTTGCTAACGCACAAGCGCCTGTCATATGTGACAACAACACGGTGCTTCTTGAAAAATTAAATGTTAAATTTGGTGAAATGCCCACTGAACGCGGCCAAGATGAAGAGATTTTTGTAGTTATTTCAGTAAATCCACTCCATAGATGGACTATGGTTGCTTCACCAAAAGATAGACCGGATATACTCTGTGTCTTAGCCACTGGACATTCATGGACACAAGAAGAAACTTCTTCCACAGGAATTGTTCACGATGAGTCCATATTAATAATTTCTTTTAAAAAAGATGGCACATGGAGCATGGTATATATAGATAGCTCTAAAAAAATTCACGAAGTTACTACTACTGGATCTAACTGGGAGCGAATCATAACTTTAAAAGAATAAAGAGTATTTATAATGAAAATGAAATCTATTTGTGCAATGTTTTTTTTATTATGTGGTATCTACACAATAATTTCAACACCAGCTAAAGCAAGCCATCAAAAAATACCTCCAATGGTATGTGCAGAAAGAACAGTTGTCCTAGAAAAATTTAAAAAAGATTTTAATGAGATACCTATAGAGCAGGGCGTTGAACAAGAAGGTGTTCTTTTCATAGTTCTAGCCAATCAAGCTCGAAACTGGACGGTTTTTGTTTCAAAAATTAATAATCCCTATACTTATTGCTCTCTTATGAGTGGTACAAACTGGTATCAAAACCCTGTAAGTTCTACTGGTGTTTTACCGGATGGTTCAGTGATAGCCATAGGAATATCGAAAGAAGGAAACTGGTCTTTGGTTTTACTAAATATTAGAACAGGTATTCCAAAAGAAGTAACAACAGGGACAGGTTGGGAGCGACTGGTCAAGTTAAAAAATATACAATCAAATTCTTTATGATGAGGAAATAAAATGGCAAGGTTGAATTTACGTCCCGTTTCACTACAAGAGGGCGGCACAGCAGAAGAACCTGTAACTTTAGAACAGCGTAATGCCCCAATTATTGACATTATTGGAAGTCAAGCGGTAGCTCCAGTTTTACCTTCTGGGGCTACTTTTGTTGGTGCAGGTCAAACATTTGATCCACAAGAATTTACACAAACACCACAAATAACAGACATAGCACCAGTTGCTGCTCCTGCAATTACACAAGCACCCGCAACCCAACTAACACCAACGGTTGCACCAACAGTACAGGCAGCACAAAGAGCCGCACCTGCTGGTGTAATGGAAGCTGCTGAATTAGCTGCGCCCACACGAGTTATTGATGCTCCGCAACGTGGTGTATCTGAAGCAGCTATTCCACAAGCCGCAGTAGAAGATTTATCCGAAGCAGCCACAGTACAGTATCAATTATCTGAGTTATATAAAAGTATTGAAGAAGGCAAGCCATTACCCGCATGGGCTTCGGGTGCAGCTAGGGGTGCCTCCCAAGTTATGCAACAAAGAGGTTTAGGAGCTTCTAGTATGGCTGCTGCTGCAATTGCACAATCAGTAGCTGAAAGTGCGTTACCTATAGCTGCTGCTGATGCACAATCTTATAGACAAATTCAATTACAAAATCTCAACAACAAACAACAAGCGGCCCTAACAAAAGCTGCTACTTATGCACAAATGGATACAGAAAATCTTAATGCAAGATTACAATCTGCTGTAAATAATGCCAGAAACTTCTTAGCCATTGACACACAAAACTTAACAAATAAACAAAGTGGTAATGCAATAACATTTCAAACACGAGTACAAGAACTGTTTACAGATCAAGCCCAAGAAAATGCTACTCGTCAGATGAATGCGAAAAATCAAATACAAGTAGAAGAATTTTTTGCACAACTTGGTGTTCAGGTAGACGAAGCAAATGCTAATAGAAGTGTAGCTATTGACCAGTTTAATGTGGGACAAACAAGAGCACTTGGCGAGTTTAACAACAAAATTCAAGATAGTAGGGATAAGTTTAATTCTGGTATGCGAGCACAAATAGATCAAGCCAATGCTGTGTGGCGTAGGGAAGTTAATACAAGAAACACCGCCATACAAAATGAAGTTAATCGGGTAAATGCTCAGGCACTATTAGGATTATCTACAGCAGCACAAAATCAATTGTGGCAGCAATATAGAGATGAAGCAGGATGGATAGTTGCAACTACTGAATCTGGCCTTGAAAGAGCACATCAAGCAGCCTTAATCGCTCAACAGGCAAGTTTAGCAGAAGACTTCCAATTTGCTAATGATTTACAAACAGCGTTGGGTGCAGCTGGTAATTTTGCACTACGTTCAATCTTTCCGGGCTAAGGGATAATATTATGAGAAGACAAAGATATTTTTGGGGTGGGGTTATAACTGCTGTAGCAACAAATGTTATTGGTGGGGCACTTGGTGGTGGTGGAAACGGTAAAGGACAAGCACAACCACAGCAACGAGCAGGAAAAACTTTAGCTCAAAGCTTTATGGAAGGTGCCATGAGTCCACAAGCAAGACAAAGTAGAGGCTCTGAAATAGCAAATGTTACAGCTCGAGGAAAAGCAAAAAATCAACAGATTATTGATGTTGTACAACGAGAACTAGAACTTGCGTATAGAGATCCTGCGGCTGCTGCACACCGAATATTTAAAGACTACGTTTGAGGATAGAACCTATGGCTACAAAAAAACAAACACGGCTTAGAGAACAATATGATAAAGAAGGTATAGATCCTTTTTCTGCGCCTCCAGCTGGATATAGTTTAACTTCTCCTCCGGGCAAATGGGCATGGGAACAGCCTCCTCAGCACGTTGATGTAGAAGAAGCCTTCGATGAAATTAAAAGTAAAATGATGGTTCCTGAAAATCGTATGACAATGGTTCAGCTTATGGATGCAGGCATTCCCATTGAAACTTTGGCTCGTACAATCACTTTTACGGGATTTACACAGGGCAAGTTTACACCAGATGTAGCAGAACTTCTTAATCCACTTGTAGGTATCTACATGGCAATACAAGCTGACAAGGCTGGAATAACACCAAGGATGTTAAATAATCCACCAGAATCAGCCATAGATATTGAAACAGTATCAACAATTATGAAAGATCTAAATCCAGATAGATACATTGAACTTCTTAATAAATCAACTAAAGAAGAAGAAAGAATGGAAGAAAAGGAAGCAGCCGACGAAGCCCCTAAAACTTTTATGGAAATGGAGGCAACTAAATGAGTAAGTTAATAGCAGGAGCAATTCTTGGGGGTTTGGGACAGGGCGTTAATAGTTACATGGCTTGGAAAGATGACAATACAAGAT